ATGCAGCAACTACAGAGTATCAAGTTTTACCTAAGAGATGGTAGGGTGAATGTACCTACTACAGTGTATTGTGGGGTTAGAATAGAAGGTAAGTTATATAAGATTTCAACTGGTACTAAGGTAAGGCCTAACCAGTGGTGTAGTGAACAAGAACTTGCACTAGTATCTAACTTGCAATCTAAGATAGATAACTATAACAACAAGCAGGTTAATGATAAAATAGAAGAGTATAGGGTTAGACATTCAGAATATTTAGAGTATCTTTGCAACCATATTAACGAGACCTTTAATATAAACGACATAACGGAATATCTTACAGGAATGGCAAAGATTAAAGCAGCAGATTTAATAGTTAGGGCTTTCAATTACTTATACCCAGAACCTAAAGTAGTGGTAGGTAGGGTTGATAGTAGAAGGGTTTATCTATCACAACTCTCTACATACTTAGAATATCTAGAGGCTAAGAATCTAACTAAGCTAGATGTATTTAAGCAGGCAGGACTTAACTGTTATATAAAGTACCTAACAGAACAGGGAGAAAGTAATGCAGCTATAAATGTAAAGGCAGGTTTAATAGTTAGACTTGTTAATAAGGTGCTAGCAGTGGAATTAGATTTTATTAAGTATGGTGTAAAGGGTGGAATACTATTTAATAAGAAAGCAGATAAGAGACCAGATAAAGGTAGGTTTGCACTGACTACTACAGAACAGCAGGCTATAGAAGACCTAGAGCTAGATAAGAAGATAAAATACAGCTATTCTATGATTGTCCCAACTAGTATTAATAATATACAGGGTGATACACTAAGCGAGTATAGGGATATATTTGTCTTACAGTGCAGAACAGGACAACGAGTAAGCGACCTAGAACAGTTCCTTAAGTTCATTGTAGGACAGCCAACAGATAAGGTTAAACAGGTTGAGGTAGAAGGACAGTGCTACTATGAGGTGAAGACTAAGAAGAGCCAAGGTAAGGAATGTGCGCTAATAGTAGAAGATGATTATATTAGAACATTCATAGGCAGATATAGTAAGGTTGGATTTAGTTTGAACCTAGATAAGTTAGATGATGGTAAGTTTTATAATTACGCTATTAAGATGTTGGCAAAGCTAGCAGGAATAGATAGAGAGATAACCTACAGGAACGCACAAGACAAAGAAGTAACAGAACCAGCCTACCTTAAACTATCTTCTCATTGCGCTAGACATACATTTATCACTTTGAAACTTAGAGATGGAATAGCCCCCGAGAAACTAGCCTACTTGACAGGACATACAGACGATAATATGATTAAAACTATCTACTCTCACCTTACAAGCACTGACAAAGCTAAGATGATTACAAAGGAGCTAGGGAAGATAAGGAAGGATAAGGCAGTAGAAAATCCCCCCACGGAAAATGAGGAAGGATTTAAGTATGCAGGGTTTAAGAAGACTGAGACCCTAAGAATTGATAAGGTGGAGTTAGTGGGGGATAAAAGGTGTGTGACGGCCTTAAAGTATATCCACGCAAAACAAAACAGCCTAGGGGATATTAGTAAGTGGCTGAATAAGAACAACATAGAGCTAAGCGAGGTAATCAAGGCACTTATACAGGCTGAGGTTAAGTGCGTGGGGGATGATAAGGCAGAGTTAAGCAAGTGGGAAAAGTACCTATTCACTTTGCAGGGTAACTTATTGAAAATGAATGAATTAAAGGAAATGTGGACCTAGAACTATAACAGGGGGAAACCAAGACAGAGGACAGATGTACAGTTGATGTATGTTTGTCCTTTTTTCATGCCTATACCGTAACTTACAATAAATCAGATAGTTACATGAAAAACACAGGATGTTATAGGTTGATTAAGTAAAGTGTTGATATTCAGTGTGTTATGTAATATTGAAGGGAAATTAGAGTAGATTATGTAGGTGTGTGGGGGATATGGGGGTACGTGGGGCAGAAAAACCATGAAAAACACTACAAACCACCCCCACCGCCTTAAGTTGCCCCCCGATTTTTACCCCAAAAATGGCTTAATCCCTTATAGGTGTATAACGTGCGTGCGTATGTGCGTAATAGTAACAATGACATTAAATATTAAACAGGCCTATTTTTGCCCCACTGGCAGAATAAGGAAAACACAAACAGAAATGAAAAATACTAAAGAGACATGGAAACCTGTAGTAGGTTATGAAGGATTGTATGAAGTAAGCGACCTAGGTAGAGTTAAGAAGGTTGCTAGGACTATTACACTGACAGACGGTACAGTTAAGAAGATTGATGAAAGAATATTGAAACAGTCTGAAAGTAACGGTTATCAGAAGGTAGGTTTATATAAAAATGGTGTACCTAAGCCTAACTGGGTACACAGACTAGTAGCACAGGCCTTCATACCTAATCCTAACAAACTAAGTGATGTAAGCCACTTAAACGAACAACGAGACGACAACCGACTAACTAACTTAGAGTGGTCTAGTCACAGGGATAATCTGAACTATGGGAGACGTAATGAAAGAATAAGCGAGAGTATTAGTAAACCTATCCTACAGTTTGATTTGAAGACAGGGTTAATTATTGCAACCTACCCAAGTGCAAGTATAGCGAGCAAAGAAACAGGTATATTAATAAGTAGCTTGTCTAGGGTTGCAAGGGGTAAAGGTAAGACAGCTGGGGGTTATGGTTGGAAATACCAGAACTAACTAAACAATTAAACAGGATAACAGACGATGAAAGGAATAATATACAGGTGGACTAATAAGGTGAATGGTAAGAAGTATGTAGGTCAGACTGTAAACCCTAGAAAAAGATACCTACAACACAAGAGAGGTGAAAGGGCAGACAGTCAGGTTATAGACAGGGCAATACTTAAATATGGTGTTGAGAATTTTGACTACACCGTACTACTAACTATTCATGCTGATACTAGAGAGGAACTAAGGGGACTACTAGATGAGGCAGAAATAGCAAGTATTAGACTAGAACAAAGCTATTATAAGACAGGACTAGGGTACAACATGACACTAGGAGGAATGACTAGGGGAAGTTATACACACACCGAGGAAACTAAGATAAAACTAAGTAGGATGAAAAAAGGTAGGCTACTAAGTGAGACAGCTAGGAGAAATATAGCAGAAGGACATAAAGGGCTGAAACTAAGTGAACTACATAAAGCAAGCCTACAGAAAGCACATAAGGCCGATATGAAGCGTATAAGACAGTTTACAGCTGAGGGGGTACTAATTGCTGAGTATGATAGTATTAAGGCAGCAGAGAGGACAACTGGGATTAATAGAGGCGGTATTAGTGCTTGTATTAACGGTAGACAACAACGTACCACAGGCAGAGACGGTATTAGTTATAAGTGGAAAATGGCAGGATAAACTAAACAATAATAAGACTATGAAGAGTAACAAGGTATTAAGTATAGTAGGCGGTGTTCTATTTATACTTGGAGCAGGTCTTAATATGCGATGTGAAATGTTGAAAGCTAGACAAGAGGCACAACAAGCAAAGTTCCAAAAGGTCTTAGTATTGAAGTCTAAGGCGTATGATAAAAGCAGAGTACAGGACAGAATTAAACAGTAAACATCATGAAAAAGTATATAGTATTTGATAGTAGGAATATTGAAGTAGGTAGATATGAAACTGAACAAGACGTATTACAGGGACTTAGACTACCTATTAAGAGTATAGATTATGTAAGACTTGCAAGTAGGGGGGTAATTAAAAGACTGAACGGTTATAAGATAGTCAGTGAATAAGTAATATAAATCCTAGTGCGTGGCGGATCGGGTCACTACTTTTCGATAAGACACTAGGAACATATAGATGTGATTAGCCATTTACGGCTATTTACGGCGTTTGTTAATTTATTGAATGTATTAGGGTTGTCGGTCAGTGATGATAGAAACTACCCAAGTCTAAGCACGGAAAAGGACGACACACGGAAAACCACTGTATAGGCTCAATTCGAAATAATCCCCTCGAAAAGGTCTAAAAACAGTACTGAGCAAGGTGAGTAGTGGGTGTTCGTGTCGATGTAGTACGTGCTGACTAAGTGGGTTATTGGTCAGTGATGATAGAAACTTGCTTAGAGTGACAAACAGTAAAGCTAGGATTAAATAAGGTTGTCTGCCCAGCCCCTAGCGTTGAGACAGGTTTTTATAGGGCAACTTATAAAGACAGGGTTAGTATAGTAGGTTTAATATTAAGTCCCTCCGGATTCTACTACTATACTACTCCTTAAAACGTCAATTATAGTGCAGGTAAAGCCCCTATTGTGTAAAGTTGAAACATACTTAGGCACTACTTTTCGATAAGGATAGGGGTACGTACTGATTCTTTTGGAGACTTTCTAGACGTGATGAAATTAGAAAGCAGTAGTAGACCTCACTACTATAAATAATGTAGGTCAAAAGTTGAAAGACACTGCAACTATAAATTAAAGTACTTTATTTGGTAGTCAAAATTAGCTACACTCCTAAGCTCTTTAAGTACTTTAAGAAAGGGTGACACAGTTAGGTCTAGGGAAGTTGGGACTACTAGGATTGCTCAGATAGTAGGAAGACGGAACTACAGACTAACAAAACACATGACAGCTAGATTATAACAGGTCTAGCACTTAGAATAATAACAAAGTTCATTATAGTTCATTAAGTAAAACAATGAACGATAAACAATGAACGATAAATATTATTCTCCATCTTCAAAGTCTCAACGAACTTAATCTATCAATGAGTAAGTATTCGAGATGAGCAATCCCCTAGCGTATAAGGCAGGACTAATCCATACCTGCTTAGATTACTACCCTTCAATGTGGACTAGGGGAACGACTAAATAAACTATTACAAAATGAAGGAAGACATGAATTTTAATGTAACTGTGAACCTAAGTAAACAAGGGTATCATAGCAAGGAAGAGGCAATTAGTGCAGTAATGAATGATAAACCTAAGATGTCAGAACTTGGAATAACAGAGAGTATGAGATTTAAAAGGACGACATTAAGCGTTACTGACCTACTAGATTATATTAGACAGGGTTATACATTTTGCGGACTCTATAGGTACAAGGAAGGTAGAAAGGTATTTATTCAGACCTGTAGCGGAAAACAGTACTATACCATGCCAACAGAAAAGGACGGCTATATGAAAAGATGTGTTAAGCGGTCTGATTATTGGGAAGGTAGCCAAGTAGTAAGTATTGATATAGATGAGACAGCCTACACACATATACCAGCTTTTCTTAGTATGTTATCCTGCCAGCCTACCTTTACCTATACAACATTCAGCGATAAGCCAGAAAAGCGTAAGTTCAGAATGGTGTATGTAATGGATAAGATACTAGCAAGGAATGAACATAAGGCAGTATCTGAGGCACTACATAACCAGATAGAACGAGAGACAGGAGAAAGAATACAGGATAGGTGCGGTACGAGAGGAGACCAATATTTTAACGGCACGACACAGAAAGGGGAATCGTATATTAGTGGTTATGTATATGGGCTGAAAGATATAAGGGGTTATTTTGATGAACTACTTAGGCTTATACAGGAAGAGGAAGATTCTACAAAGATAACCCTAGATAAACAGTTAGTAGGAGACTTAAAGCTACTGAAATATAATCAAGTTGTCGCAAAATATAGTAAGGTCTATGAATACTACTATAGAACACAGATAGACTTTAAGGACGGTGAGAAGTATAGATTAGTTAGCGAAAGACACGGTTACTATCAACTTTACTACAGATGGGAAAATGATAAGCCAGTGAAGTTTGTAGACGGTGAGCATAGAAGGGCAAAACTTAACAACTATGCAAGACTGAGAAGATTGATAAAACCAGATACAACCCCAGATGAACTACTATATAACCTTTACATAGACCGAGAACGTTTCTTTGATAACTCAGATGATACCCTAACTATTGATTGTCTTGTTAGTATTGTTAAAAAGACCATGAAGAAGGAATTAGACATACTACAAACTGAATACGAGGAAAGCAGGGAGGCAGTTAGAAAAGCAATGAAGGACGACTACCACGAGAAAAAACTAGTAGTAAATCCTAAGTACTATGGAAAATATGAACGGTCTAAGATGATGGCTGATATTAGAACAGGTACAAAGGAATGGAACTACCACCTAATCGACTTGTATTATAACCCAGACATGACAGTAAAGGAAAACTTAGAGGTATTGAGACAGAATGGTATAGAGGTAAGCGATGATACCCTTTATAGATATTGTAAAGATAGAGGTATAGTATATAAGCTAACTGATGATGACCTAAGAAAGCTAATCAACCCTAACCTAAGCAGCCGTAAAAACCTAGAGAACATCAAAGGACAGGGTTATAAGGTTAGCAAGGATAGGGTACAGAAAATACTAAGGGAATTGTTACAGCCTTAAAGAGTAACTATTTGAACTATAAATTTAACCCGTCCCAACCCTAAATAATAATAAAAGGGAAGGGACACAAAACAAAAGGAGAGATAAATTATGAAGACTGTAAATTATGCACTGATTGAGAAGATTTACGATGAGAAACTAAGCCTACAAAAGAACTTAGAAGGTTTTGCAGAATGTGGGATAGAGATTAGTGAGAGAACCTTATACAACTACTGCAAAGATAAGGGGATAAGTACAGGTGGGGATTTTGTAAGCTATGTAGACCCTAACCTAAGTGTACGTGCCAATATTGAGAAACTTAGTGTATTGGGCTTTAAGATTGGTAAAGATAAGATGGCAGCAACACTAAAGGAACTAAGGGGGACTGGACACACAACTACCCAACCAACGGCTACACATGAACCTACACTAACTACAGAACCTAGAATGTATAGAACAAAGGAAGAGGAAGAACTAGAAAGGAAAATGTATAGTGATAGACTTTGTAGGGAGGTGTTCGGTGACTTGGTAAAAGAAGACGACCTACCAACACAAGGGCAAGATAGTAAAGACCTAGATAAACCAGCTGAGCCAAGTGAAGACGGTGAGGAAGTTGAAGTAGTAGCAGAACCAAATGAGAGCCTAGGTAAATTCTATGATGCGCTAGAGAATGTAACAGGGCAGACTAGAAACCAACCAAGGATTAGTAACTACACATTAACTGGAGAAAGTAATGAGAAATTTTATAGGCCAATTAAAGAAGTAGAAGTAGAAAAGCCTGTAGAACCAATCATGCAGAAACCTAAGGCAGCTGGTAGATATGCACATTACGCTACTGACCCAATGCTTAGGGCTATGGGAATTACAGGAGAAGATGAGGCAGAAGATAATAGAAAGATTAGAGAGTGTCTAAATGCCTTAGATTGGTCAAACTTTAAGATGTAGTATTTGCAATCACAGGTACAGTCTAAGAAGTTATTTGCAATCACAGGTACAGTAGCAGTAATCTATTTGCAGAAATAAGGACAGTATTTGCAGCCACAGGTACAGTATTTTAAGGGGCTTTGCAGATATAAGGACAAATTAGGGAGGTGTGCGCTTGGCTAATTACTTAACTATCAATCAGTTAGGCGAGCGGCCGAGGCGCGCGCCATCTATAATAAGGGAATTGTACTTACGTGTTTTATACGTAAGTAAGTACAATGTCCGTCTATGTATCTGTATAGGTATATATAAGATACCTATTATATACAGTAATGCGAAAATAAGGCCAGTTCAATAATAGGTACACTAAACTTTAATCAAGGAGGACAGCAGCAATGAAGAAGAATATAGAGAAGTCAGTATTAGATAAGAAGGGTGTAGAGATAGAACGTGCAACCCTAGACAATGAGGTACAGGAACTAACAAAGGAGGAAGTACTAGAAAGGTTTAAGCAGCAATCAGAAAGACGACAACTACCTAATAAAAGCTGGTTAGACTATAGGGTGTTCTAGTGTGTAAAAAGTGCAGTTAAGAAGCCCTAGAATCCTAATAAGTAAGAAAGAAATTGTTTTCAATCTGTAATAGTTTATTGTCATAATTAGGTAGGGGTTAGTAGTGATATTAGCCCTTACCACTTTACTAATACAGACTGAGAACTAAACACTAATAAACTATGCCAACAATATACAGGCCACCAAAGAATATAAACAAAGATTCTTACAGTGCCAAACGAAAAGCAGAACGACAAGCAGTATATAGTAGCACAACATGGAAACAACTAAGAGATACAAAGCTAAGACAGAAACCCTTATGCGAATGTTGTCTTAAGAAGGGTATTATCAAGGTTGCCCAAGAAGTACACCACTTAATTAGTTTTATGTCTACATCGTGTCCTGTTGAAAGAGATAAACTAGCGTATGACTTAGACAACCTCCAATCAATCTGTAGGGAATGTCACAACGCTATCCACAACCCAAAGAAGAATAACACAACACCTAGTAATAATGTAGGGGAAGACTTACAGTACTAGGTAGAAGTATAATGTCAGTTAGTTATTAAGGGGTGAGGTAGAGAGTAAAGTGTAACAGTTTGATTTTAAGCACTTTATACCCCCGCCCCTATCTAACTATTTGACTATCAACGTTTTACCCCACCCCAGTTTTATTTGCACATGGGAGGGTAATTTTTAACACATTTTGAGATTATGACAAGAACATTAGATGAAGTATTAGACTGTTTAAGACTAGACTATAAGAGACCAATATTAAACCTAGTAGATGGTGTTTGGACTTATTATAATGGATGTAAGAGTAGTAGAGGTGAACTAGAATTTTTATACCTAGGCGACATTACAGACCCAACTACACCCCACTTAGATACAGGACAAGGGGGAGAAGATATACATTACTTACCTAGCTTAGATATGTTGCAGGGTAAGGAGGAACAAGCAGGACAGACATTAACAAACTTAGAAAGAGCAGGCTATCATATCTACATCTTAGCATATAGAATAGGAGTTGATGATATGTTAGAAAAGCGAATGAGGTATATAATGTTTGCAAGCCGTTCCTACATGACAGACGACTTACCCACAGACGACTACCACCGTGAAAAGTGTGAGCTGGTTAAGCGTTCATTAAATCTACTAGAAAAATTATATAATGAGTAATACTAGCTTAAATAACGCAAAGCAAGCAAAGAATGATGAATATTACACACGGCTAGAAGACATTGAGAAGGAACTAGTATATTACAGTCCATACCTAAAAGGAAAGAAGGTGGTTTGTAATTGTGATAGTGAGGCTAGTATGTTTTGGACTTACTTAACTACTAACTATGAAAGTCTAGGATTAAAGGGACTAACAGCTACTCATTACGATCCGAACGGTACATATAAGCTAGAGTACATAAACGGACAAACAGTAAAGACAGCAGTAAGTGGAGACGGTAGCTATAACAGTCCAACTAGCAAGGCAATATTAAAGGAGGCAGACATAGTAATTACAAACCCACCCTTTAGTCTGTTCAGAGACTATATATATACAATCAAGGACAAGGATTTTATAGTGATTGGTTGTATAAATGCAGTGACTTATGGGAATGTCTTTCCATTGTTTAAGGCAGGACAGATTAGATTAGGTCATACAACACTTAGGTACTATGTAACTCCAGACGGCACAGTTAAAGACTTAGGTAGTACATCATGGTTTACTACCCTACCAGTGGACAGACAGGAACTAGTACTAACAGCAACTTATAACCCTACAGACTATCCAACTTACAGTAACTATCCAGCTATCAATGTGAATAAAGTAAAGGACATCCCAAGCGACTATAAAGGGTTAATGGGTGTCCCTGTTAATTTTCTGACTAAGCACTGTATCAGTCAATTTAGGATAGTTGATAGGTTGAATAATCCAAAGCTAGGTGAGAAGACAATCTATAAGCGTGTAATAATTGAAAGAATATGAAAAGACTAAATCACTTAGAACTATTTGCAGGTATTGGTGGGTTTAGTAGGGCAGCAGAACTATTATACATTGATAGTGGCTTAGAGATACCAACCATAGCCTACAGTGAGATAGATAAGCACGCAGTGAAGACCTATCAAGCAATACACCCAAGCAGTAAGTATAGCCTAGCAATGGGTGACTTAATAGCATGGAACAAGACAAAGGACTACATAACTAGGAACTTAGACATAGATATTTTAACTGGTGGCTTTCCATGTCAGACTTTTAGTAGTGCAGGCAAGAGGGCAGGATTTCAAGACCCAAGAGGAACACTATACAATGAGATAGTACACATTCTAAAAGTCAAGAAGAAACAGCACAAGCCTATCCCTTATGTACTCTTAGAGAATGTAAAGGGGCTATTAACACATGACAAGGGTAACACATTTAGGACAATCCAAGCAAGCCTATCTAAACTTGGCTACACTGTATATTACGACCTATTTAATGCAGCAGATTTTAAGTTAGCACAGAATAGAAACAGGCTTATTATCTTTGCTACCACTTTAGACCTACCTAACTTTACCTTTACATCAACGAAGGTTAGGGACGTATTTAACAGGGACTACAGGAAAGAATGGAGCATAAATAATCAGTCTGAGGTATTGGATATTCTAGATAAGAAGGTAGATAGCAAGTATAACACCTCAACTAGTCCAACATATAGGGCTTATCTGTTGGGAGAGAATACAAGCTATACCACTAAGCCAAAATTTGATAGACCAATAGCAGCAACCTTAACCTGTAAATCTGATAGAAGGGCAGGAATGGGGAACTACTATACACATCATTATATTAACACAGGTACTAGGAAACTTAACCCAGACTATCACACCGAGCCACTTAGAAGAATTACACCTACTGAGTCATTTAAGTTACAAGGATTTACAGGACACGATGTAGACCTAGCAAGAGCTGCAGGGGTAAGTGACACGCAATTATATAAACAGGCAGGTAATAGTTATGCGGTTAATATGTTCTATGCAATTTCCCACTACCTGTTTAATGACCAAAGAATACATGAAAAACAATGATAACAAAGAAAAAGATACAGGCCTTATATCCAGATGTTAGGGAGTCAGTACAGGAATATATGTACAACGCCTATAAATATCTTGAGTCTGAGTATGGGGAAGTTAAGAATGAATGGAAAGCAGCCCTATCCCTATTATCTGAGTCACTAGATATGTTTTATCAGTGTAAGGAGAGAATTAAGAAGGATGGACTACTAATTAATGATAGGTACGGTAATCCCAATAAACACCCCTTACTACAAATTCAAACAGCCTATCAAATACAGATACTAAAGGTTGTGAAAGAGTTAGGACTATCACCCTTAGCAAGTAGTAAGATAGCAGATAAGCCAGAAAAAGAACAGGAACTTAGTGCAGAGGATTTCATAACTAAACTAACAGCAGGATAATATGGAACATTTATACAAGGGCAGCGAGTTAAGAATTAAGCCCCAAGGATTCGTAGAAGGTGGACAAGTTACTTTCTTTACAGTAAATCCTAAGTTTGGTACTATCTTAACAGCTACAGACGATGAGGGTTATATGTTTCTATCTTGGCCTCACCTTCAATATATGGGGAAAGGTGTTCTAAACTACAAGGTAAATAATCCAACCACAGGAATAGATAGACTAATTACCACAGATTATTATATTGATAGTGACTTAGAAGTAGAAGATACTGAGACTCTAGGTAATGTGAGTGAAAGGATAGAATCAACTGTTAGCGGTAAGTTAACTGAGAAGATAGATGCAGGTATTGAGAAGGTAACTAGGTCAGCACAGGAACAGGTAGATAGTGCAAGTAATAGAATTAAAGAACTAGGCACTACATTTACTACTACTATATCAACACTAGGCAAGAGTGTAGATAGTGCCTTAGAGGATGTAAACACTAAGGTAACAGAGAAACTTGGGACGGTTGATACTAGGCTGACACAGATACAGGCAGACTTAACTACTAAATGTCCTTATGTCGGTGGTGATTACTATGTATATAATTACGATAGGTCTACAGGGAATCTTAAGAAAACAGACCTATATGTGAAAGGACAGGACGGTAGGGACGGAGTAGACGGCAGAAGTAAGGAAGTAAGACATACAAATCCAACAGACACTACAGTTACGATTAGGAGCGGTGAGTTTCATGTGTGGGAAGAGGTAGAAAGTCTTAATATCACCCTACAGCCAGCCTCTAACAGTCCTTTCCTAGATGAGTACGGATTTAGTTTTAAGACAGGAATTACAGCACCTCGGATAAGTCTACCTTCTAATATCAAACTACCACGTACATTTATTATCTTACCAAATCATATCTACACTGTTACTATCTTAGGTACGGTATTAGAGTTTGGTAGTCAATCATTATAAGGTATGAAGAAATATATTAAAGAAGGACACCAATTTGACGGTTACATAGAATTAGACGGTAAGACAATTATTAACCCAACAGAGGAAGAACTAGTACAAGCAGGATGGCAAGTAGTAGAAGAAAAACCAACTACTGACAAGCAAGAAGATATAGTAGAGGAGGAACACAGAGAGCCAACTGAGGAAGAACTACTACAGGCTGCAATAGTACAGAAGATTAATGACATCCGATATTACGACAGTTCAGATGAGATTAATAGTTTCACAGTAGGCAGTCTTAAGATGTGGCTAGATAAACAGGAAAGGTGTATTTTATACGCTGCACTCTTAGCACATGAACAGTTAGGTAAGGAGACGATGACTAAAATTTATCACGGTCACACATTTACCTATCCCTTAGCAATTTGGAAAAAGTTGCTAGGTCTTATAGAGTTATACGCTACTGACTGCTTGAACTGTACAGAAACTCATGTAGAGGCCGTTAAAAGACTTACTAATAGAGAGGAAGTACTAGCATACGACTACAAACAGAATTACCCAGACCCTTTAATACTAGGATAACACTATGATAGATGAGAAGTACAAATCTTATGCACTGGATGTATTAGGCGGTAAGGTAGTAGCGTGTGAGTATGTTCGTCTTGCTTGTTCTAGATACCTAAGCTGGTTTGACAAGAAAGATAGGTACTTTGATTCTAAGGCAGTTGATAAGGTAGTTAATTTCTTACAAAAGCTACCACAGTCTACAGGTAAATTTGCAGGCCTACCCTTAGTATTGCAGGAATGGCAGAAATGGGTAGTAGCAAGTATATACGGCTTTAAGTGGTGTTCAGATAATACTAGAGTCGTTAGGGAAGTCTATATAGAGGTAGCCCGTAAATGTGGAAAGAGTACACTAGCAGCAGGCCTTATGTTATATCACCTAATAGCAGACGGTGAAAATGAGGCGCAAGTAATTTTTGCAGCCAATAGTTACGCACAAGCACAGCTAGCTTTTACAATGTCTAAGAACTTTATTAGTAGCATAGACAAGAAGGGTAAGTACTTTAATTATTACAGGGATTCTATTAAGTTTCCCCTTACCAAGTCTACTATGAAGGTTGTTAGTTCAGATGCGGACAAATTGGACGGTCTAAACTGTAGTGCGTTTTGTCTAGATGAGTACCACGCAGCAAAATCTAATAATACTGCAAATGTCTTAACTAGTAGTGTGGGTATGAGAACTCAGCCCCTAATGCTTTATATCACTACAGCAGGCTTTGATATGTCTAATCCATGCTACCAACTTAGAAGTACATTTATAAGTATCTTAGAAGGTAAGGCAGAAGATGATAGTATATTTTCAGCTATCTACACACTAGACAAGGAAGACGACATAGAAGACCCTAAGAACTGGGTAAAATGTCAACCAAACCTAGGGCTTACTGTTACTGAATCTTACTTACAATCTGAACTAAGGAAAGCAAAGAATAGCCCATTATTACTCACTAACTATAAGACTAAGTTAATGAATATCTGGTGTAGTAATGAAAGGGGTGAGTGGATTCCTAGTAGATATATACAGGACTCAATGACACCTATAGACCTTCAAGACCCAATATTTCAAGGGTTTACAGGCTACTTAGGATTAGACCTTAGTAGTACCTCAGATATTACAGCAATGACCTTAGTAATACCAACCGACAATACAATCTACTCTAAGTCTTGGTACTACTTGCCACAGTCTGCCCTAAGTGAGAGTAGCAACAGGGATAAGTATAAATTTTGGCAAGGACTAGGTTATCTAAATATCACAGACGGCAATGTAGTAGATTATAACAGGGTAATTGAAGATATACAGGCTATTAACAAGACTATACCTATTGAGTGTATCAGTTATGACCAATGGCAGAGTACAATGGCAATTATAAAATTAACTGAATTAGGGTTTAACTGCCAACCATACAGCCAAACAGTAGGCAGCATGAACAGACCTACACGGCACTTGGAAATGATAGCACGTAATGGAACACTCAAGCTAGATAAGAACTTAATTACTAGTTGGATGTTTGGTAATTGTGAAATTATGGAAGACAGTAACGGTAATATCAAACCTGTTAAGCAGAATAATAATAGTGAACGTAAGATTGACGGTGTACACTCTACATTAAATGCACTTGGTAAATATTTAGAACAGCCACGATATAATAACGAAATAACAGGATTTAATTTTTAACTATGAAAATACTAGGATTAAATATAAGTAGGGACAAGCCAGAAAAACGAGGCCAACCCTTTTATAACCCTAACTTATCAGAAAGTCTAGGATGGGGATTTGGTTATCAGTCTGGCAGTGCTATGAGTCTTAGTGCGGTCTACTCAGCAGTTAACCTTATTAGTGATTCAATTGCTACCCTACCTATTCAAGTCAAGGCAAAAAATACAAAGGGAACAGACCTACTAGACAAACACCCACTTTATAACATCTTTACTAACAATAGGATGACACGCTATACCCTACTTAAGAATATAGTACAGTCTGTTTTATTGAAGGGTAACGCTTATGTCCTAATTGAGAGAAAGGGTAACGGTAAGGATGTAGTAGGACTTAGATACTTGCCTGCGGATGATGTACAGTGTAATTATAGGAAGGAAGATAACACCCTTTACTATACCTGTTCATACATAGGGGCTAGACAGATACAACCTAGTGAGATTCTACATTTTCTTAGGTACTCAGTTGACGGTGTACAGGGTATATCAGTTCTAAGTCATGCAGCTAGGAGTCTCAATATCGCACAACAAACAGAGCAGGTAGCAGAGAATTTTTTTAGTAATGGTTGCAACTTAAACGGTATTATAAAGGTACACAGTAATCTAAGTGAGGAACAAAAGCAGGCAATATCTACTAATTGGCGGTCTACATTTGGGCAAGGTAATCAAGGAGGCGGTGTAGTTGTGCTGCCTGTAAATATGGATTATCAGCCTATTAGTATTAACGGTTCAGACGCTCAGATGTTAGAGTCTAGAAATTTTAGTGTAGTTGATATAGCACGTTTCTTTAATATTAGTCCAGTACTTTTAGGTGACTTGAGCAAAAGTAGTTATAGTAGTGTAGGTGAATCTAACTTACAATACCTTACTTACACGCTTAACCCCTATATTGTGATGATAGAGGAGGAACTAAACAGGAAACTAACAGGCGGTACAGGATTAGAAATAGGCTTAGATGAAACTGCAATACTGAGAACGAATAAGGCAGAACTAGCAGGGTACTATAACAGTCTCCTTAGTATGGGTGTTCTTAGTATCAATGAAGTTAGAAGACAACTAGGTTATAATCCTGTTGAAAATGGAGACAGCCACAACCTAGCCTATAATGATGTAAGTAAGACAAACCTAACAAGTAGTACAGATGAGGAAGGATAATAACATAGAAATACGAGCAACCAATAGTACCCCAGTAGTAAGTCCAGACAGTAGAACAGTAGAAGGTTATGCAGTAGTTTTTAACAGCCAAAGTGAAGACCTAGGATTTTATGAGACTATTAACCCTGCTGCAATCACTGAGGAAGTTCTAATGAGGTCTGATGTATTTTGCCTTTTTAACCATGACCAAGACAAGGTATTAGCTAGGTCTAAGTATGGTACAGGTAGCTTACAATTACAACTAGACGAACAAGGACTTAAATATACCTTCACTGCACCAAATACGGATCTGGGTGATGAATTACTAGAATACCTTAGACGTGGTGACATTGATAGTAGCAGTTTCGCTTTTACAGTTAGCACAGATGAAGGTAGCGAGGTATGGACGACAGGAACAGACGGCAGGCAATACAGAGAGATACTTAAGATAGATGAGTTACACGATGTTAGCCCTGTTTGGAATCCAGCTTATAGTAGTACCTCAGTTAGTCAGAGAACACTAGATAAACTTAACCAACTAAGAGAAATGCAGGACGAGAAAGAGAAAGAAGTACAGGAAGAGACTGTAGAGAAGACTGATGAGGTACAGAATGATGAAGTACCAACACAGGAAGAAGTAGAAAAGAAAAACACTGAGACAGAGGACAAGGAAGAAGTACAGGAAGAGACTGTAGAGAAGTCTGATGAGGAAGTAGTAGACGAGGATAAGGACAAGGATAACGATAACGATGTTGAGGGTGAAGATAAGGAAGATAAAGAGACACGCTCAGCACGAACAACACACAAACATATTAATATTAATACGATGAAAGAACAGAGATTTAGTTTACTCAAGGCTATTAGAAACGTAGCAGAAAACAGACAGCTCGATAATGTAACGGCAGCAGTTTCAAATGCGGGCTTGAAGGAATTAAGGGCAGCAGGTCTTAATACTGTAGGTCAGATTTATATCCCTACCATGGAAACACGTGCGGCAGTTTCAGTAGCTAGTGAGGGTGTAGATGTAGTAGCAACAGACTTATACGATATTATTGAGCCTCTCCGTGCAAAGAATGTCCTAGTACAGGCAGGTGCAAAGTTCTATACAGGCTTGACTAATAACGCACAGATTCCAGTAATGACAGGCTCTAATGTGAACTGGGCAGGTGAGACAGCAGCAGCAACAGACGGCAATGTACTGTTTAATAATGTAACACTGACACCTAAGCGACTTACTGCATACGTTGATATTTCTAAGATGTTACTTGCACAGGACTCTATCGGTGTAGAGAATGCAATTAGGCAGGACTTGATTAACGCTATTAACTCTAAACTTGAGTCTACTATCTTAGGCAAGGGTGCTAAGTCTGCAACAACCCCAGCAGGTATCTTCAACGGTAAGACCCCAACTAAGGTTACTGATTTTGAGGGCTTGGTAGGTCTTGAGGCAAAGGTTGAGGAGGCTAATGTATTGGGTGGTGTATCTTATATTGCCTCACCTTCTGCACGTGCTAGTTTTAGAAACATGATGAAGGGTTCTAGAGGTACAGCCCAGCTTGCTTATACTGATGGCACATTGGACGGTACACCTGTTTACAGTACATCAAACGTAGAGGCTAAGACCTTTGTAGTAGGTGATTTTAGTAACTTGGCTATCGGTAGTTGGGGCGGTCTGGACATCGTAGTCGATAACTACACACAGGCGGTTAATGGTATGATTCGCTTAGTAGTTAATGCCTACTTTGATGCAGCACTTATCAGACCAGAGGCTTTCCAGTACGGTACATTCGCAGTCTAATTAGTTAACTAAGTTTCTATATGTACGTAAACTTACAGCAACTAAAAAAACATCTTAACATAGACTCTAGCTTTCATGAAGACGATGAATATTTGTGTGACATTGAACAAGCAGCAGAATTAGCAGTAGAACGACATATAGATGATAAGTTAGAAAATATCATACAAGCTAGTGGGAGGACAACTTTACCGCCTCCCCTAGTTCAATCTATATTAATTCTAACAGCAAACTTATACGCTAACCGTGAGTCTATTGCTTTTAGTAGTCACACTGAGCTACCCTATAGTCTTACCTACTTACTAGACCTATACAAGAACTACAGTAAGAAGTACACAGGCGGAAAGGATAAGGTATGAGAACAGGACTACTAAGAGATACCATAGCAATTTATCGGACTGAAATAATACAAGACGATTTCGGAGGTACTTGTAATCATCACCGCCTATTAACAACTACTAGAGCTAATGTAGGTTATAAGACAGGCGAGAGAGGTGTAGTAAACGATGAAATAGTCTATACCTATCAAGTTACTTTTGAAGTGTGGCAGTACGTTAATATACAGGAACACACAGACTATATTATGTACAAGGATAAGAAGTACAGGGTCTTAAGTGTCATTCCAGTACCTGCACAACAGAAGAAGGTAATAGAAACAGAGCTAATCAATGAATAACGACAACTTAGAACTTACAGGGACGGAAGAACTTGTTAAGAAATTCACAGAACTAACAGGACGAGAGCAAACCAAGGCTAAGAATATGGCACTAAAGAAAGGTAGTGATATTCTAGTTAGGGCAGCTAGGCAGAGTCTCAGAACAGTAACAAAGGGATATAATAGTCCTAACTGGTGGAATGGCAAAACGCTAGAGTCTGGTATCAAGTACGGCAAGCCATGTAGGGATAGTGATACAGCTAAGGTGCATATCATGGCTGATTTTAGGTTGAAGTTCTGGGAACTTGGTACACAATTGAGACGTACTAAGGCAGGTGCTAGTAGGGGTGTTCATAAGCGACATAGTTTTTTCCAACCCACTGTACAGGCTAAGATGTCAGAAGTTGAGGACTCTATGGGTAGGTTATTTTCTGAGTCTATTGATAAGATATGGAATAAGAAGTAATGGAGAGTTTAGAATTAGGTAGGGTTGTAAAATCTATCCTACTACAAGACGAGGAATTAAGTAGGCAAGTAGGAAGTAAAGTATTTCCACTAGTCGCTGATAAAGGTACTAGTTTCCCTTTCATTGTTTATCGAAGGGATGGACTAACACCTAGCACTAATAAAGATAAGCTAGTCTTTGATACACTGGTTAGAATATCATTAATTGTAGCAAGTAGTGATTATAGACAGGGGCTAGGAATATGCAGTAAGGTAATAGATGTCTTACTAGCAAGCCAAGGTAGAACTATAGGGGGACTTGAAATAACAGACCTAGAACTACAAGATACTAGCGAGGAATACAGGGAAGACACATTCCTACAGCTACTTAGTATAACAGTAAATATAAAAAATAAATAAATATGGCAAGTGTAACCAAAGGACGTGACCTAATGCTTTTTATTAATGGAAAGTCTATCGCTTTTGCAACTAGTCACAGTCTTTCTATTAGCCAAGATACAACAGAAACTACATCTAAGGACAGTGGCGGTAAGTGGGTATCAGCACAGGCAGGTAAAATCAGCTGGGAAATGTCAACTGAAAATCTAATGTCAAATGATGGTGAAGGTGTAGGCTTTGAGGCACTCTTTGATATGATGACAGCACAGACCCCTATAGATGCTGTATTTGCGCTTGAGAAGAACTACAAGACAAAGGCTGATGAGGTAACTAAAGGCGGTTGGGTTCCTTCAACAACTGGCACATATACAGGCAAGGTATTAATTACCTCCCTAGAGTGTTCAGCACCAAATGAGGATAACGCTACATTTTCTGCTACATTTACAGGCGTTGGACCGCTTAAGAAGGTGGCAACAGCATAATAGAAATAATAATGAAACAGGGCTATACCTATTATATCCAAACTTAACAAGGGTGTAGTAGGTAGCCCATTAATTTTTTTATTCATGAATACAGTAACTATAAACAACAAGGAATATAAACTAGTCTACTCAGTACGTGCTATGATGTTATTTGAGGCAGCAGCTAGTAAACTATTTAGCCTAGATACACTTTCAGACCAGTACCTTTTTCTGTATTGTTGTATCTTAGCAGGTAATAAAGACACTGACCTCACATTTGATAAACTCTTAGACAGCCTAGATGAAGACCCTAGTATCTTTACAGCTTATACAGATTTCATGAAAAGGGAATTATCTAGACAAGCAGAGTTTAAGGGTAAGGATGACACTAAGAAAGGTGAGGATAAGGGAAAAAACTAGGAATGGCAGATGTGTTTAGTATCTTAGTCTACCAAGGCAACCTAGACCCCGAGTATGTACTAGACAGGATGAGTATGTTAGAATTACACGTACTAGTTAAGAATCTGTACAGGGCTAAACAGGATGAATGGGAAATAGGAAGACAGACTATATATACATCTGCCAAGGTAATGGGTGGCACTAAAGAAAATAACCCACGGAAATTTATGCCCTTACCATGGGATAATTTAGAAGGTAGTACAGGTGACAAAGACCCACTACCAACCAAGGAGGACATAGAAAGACTTAAACAGAAAGCAAAAGAATATGGCACAAGATTTAGTAACCAAGATTAGACTTGATGATAAACAGTTTAAGTCCATTATTGATAAAGTAAAAAGTGAAGTAGGTAATACTGAGGCTGTTTTTAAGGCTAGTAGCGGTAATATCAAGGGAGAACTAAAAGCAATCCAAGGCGAGCTAGCTAATATGCTGCTCAATGGTGTAGACCCTGCTAGTGAGAAATTCCAACAACTAGCAGCAAGGGCAGGTAGTATCAAGGACGCTATGGGTGATGCAAAGGCAGTTGTAGGTGATTTTGCTAATGATGTACGAGGCCTAGCAGGTATAACTGATGTAGCAGGTAGTGTAGTAGGTGCTTTTCAAGTAGGTGCTGGTGCTATGGCTATGTTTGGCGTTGAATCAGAGGAGGCACAGCAAACCCTAACAAAACTTGCTGGTGCTATGAGTGTGTTGAATGGAATATCACAACTACAAAGTACCTTCTTAAATCAATCCACTGCGACTTATCGGGTTTATCATGCACTACTTAGATTAGTAGGGGTTGAACAGACAAACCTAACTACTACAGTCTCAGCTAATACTACTGCACAGGCTACTAATACAACAACACAGGTAGCAGGGACAACAGTACTAACAGCTAATACGACAGTTAAACAGGCAAATGCAGTAGCGACAACTGAAACTACCACAGCCACAGCAGCAAATACAGTAGCCACAGAAGGAGCAACAGTAGCAACAGGTGGACTAACAGTAGCACAAGGGGCAGCAACAGTAGCAAGTAAAGCCCTAAGAGTAGCCCTATCTGCAATTGGTATAGGTATCTTGATTTCCTTAGTAGCAGCACTGTATCAGAAATTCGAGGACATAACAGATAGCTTTAAGACAGCGGAAGGTGCTAGTAGTAAGTTAGCGCAAGCATGGAATAAGTTTAAGGTAATTGCAGTCGGTGTAGGAAATGCAATTTGGGAACACATGATCTGGCCTCTTAAGATGTTTGTAGGTATGGTTAGGGATGCGATTAACGGTGATTGGGATAAGATTGCAAGTAACGCTATATCTGCTTTCAAAGGTGGCCACGATGTAATAGGTAACTATAATTACGCTGCTAACAAAGAGAAAAATAAGCAGGCAGAAGAGAAAAAAGATAGGGAAGACAAGGCAGCTATTAAGAAGATTAATGATAACTTAGAGGCTGAGAACGCTAAAAAGGGTAGCTCACTAGATAGAGAGATAGCAGCAAGCCAAGATAGACTTAAGCACCTAAAGAAAGATAGTGAAGAGTATAGGAAGGAACTTAATAAGCTAGAGGACTTTAAGAGGCAAAAGAGAGAGCAGGCAGCCCAACAAAGCAAGAAAGCAAAGCCTAAGAAAGTTAAGATAGCTAAGCCTAAAGTAGATAAAGCAGCAGAAGAGGCAAAGCGAAAAGCAGAAAAGATAGCAGATGACCAAAAGAGCTTAAAACAGACTATCGAAACTGAAACCGTCAATAATAATAAAGGTAGTAGGAAGACAGATGAGGAACAGCTGAAAAATGCGTATGGTTCAGATAAGAGTAATAATGTAATTAATACTCAAGCAGCACTAAATAACCAGCTTAAATTAATCAACGACTACTATACTAAGATAGAAGGTTTTAGACAGGCAGACTTAGCAGATGAAATAGCAGCAGTTTCTAAGAAGTATGACACCCTAGCAGAGAAGGCACACGGTAATAAGGAACTACTCGAACAGCTAGAGAAACAGAAACAGGCAGCAATATCTAACTTACAGGCTGAATATGCTAACAAATATACTGAACTACTAGACCAAAGGGCAAAGGATGAGAAAGAGGCAAGTGATAAACTCTTACAGCCACTAATCGACAAGGCTAGACAGTTAGGACAGGAACTAGGTAGAAGTCTAGACCTTAAGGGACTTGATTTTTCAGCACTTACAAAACTTACTGAGGAGCTACAGAAGTCAGTAGATGGTATGAAAGAGCTACAGAAGGTTAAGGATAGCTTAGGTAGTTTTGAGAATAGCGGTATTACTAGGATGTTAGAGGATGCCAAGGCCCTACAACAGATACTAGGGAGTAAGATGGCTAGTGACGGTGAGAAGATAGGTGCTAGTATGGTGTTTATGTCTCAAGCAATACAACAACTAGGACAAGATAGTGCAGCAGCCAAGGCAGGTTTAGTATTACAGGCAATAGGTCAGATAATACTAGGTTTTGCACAAGCCTCCGCACAGGATTCTAAACTAGGTGTTATTGGTTGGGTAGCAGCAATTGCAGCAGGTACTGCCGTGATGATTAGTACGATTAGTCAGTTACAATCATTCTCACAGGGTGGTATTTTTCAAGGTAGCAAGACAGTAGGAGACCATAACCTAGCAAGAGTTAACGCAGGTGAAATGATACTAACCAACACACAACAAGGAAACCTATTTAGAATCTTAGACAACAATACAGCAGGTCTAGGTGGTGGTGTAGGTGTAAGTAGTGTAAGGGTGAAAGGTAGTGATTTATATCTAGCCTTAAGTAATTACAGTAAGGTTCAGAGTAAGACAGGAAGGAGAGTACTATGATATTAAGAGGTGAATTTAGGGACTTATCAGATGAACTACTAACCGTCCTAATTAAAAGTGGTGGTAGTGGGGAAGTTAAGGAGATAGGTAAGGACGGTTTATACTTTGCTGCTGACCCTGTACATATTGATGAAAGTATAGAAGACATAACAGAACACGTAATAAGAAAGTCTGCTACTATTAACTTAGTTGTCAGTGATTATCTAGGAGACCTACTATTTACAGGTGCTGCTCGGGATATAGTAGTAAACATTTGGAAGGGTAGTGAGTGTGTTTTTGCAGGATATGTAGAGCCAGCAACTTTTAGCCAGCCCTTTAATAGTAGTGTTGATGAATTTACCCTTAATTGTACAGACTTTCTTAGCACCCTTCAATATACTAGTTACAAGAATATAGTACCCCTTAACTATAGACAGGCGGTACAAGAGGCAGGTAGTACTAGTTTTATGGAGGTCTTGGGTAGGATATTTGACACAAGGGGACTAAACATAAACAACAACCAAAAGCCTAGACTATACTATGACCAGTCTAAGGGTACAGCAAAGGGAAAGGAAGGTACTGTATTTGATGAACTATGTGTAAGTGAGTTGTTCATTATTGGCAAGGATGAGGATAGTACTTGGACAAATGAAGACCTACTAAAAGAAGTCATGCAGTATCTTAACCTACACATTAGACAGGAAGGTTTAGACTTTTATATCTATGATTGGGACACACTAGTACAGGGTAAGGAGATAAGCTGGTTAGACTTAGAGACAGGTAATGTAGTAAGTAAACAGCCACAATCTATAATTATCAATCCTTCACACTATGCAGGCAGTGATACAAGCCTTAGTACTAGTGATGTTATAAATCAGTTTCAATTATCCTGTAGCTTAGAAGGACAAGACACCGTTATAGAATCACCCTTAGCAGAAGACAGTCTAAAATCACACTACAAAGGTCAGCAGCTAATACTCACAGAAATTAGTAGTCTTGGTAGTGGTAAGAGTGCAAACGAGGCTTTTAATAATTCTGTAAAGGGACAACCAACTACATACGATGCGTTAACAGAGACAGATTGGTATATGAGGTCTATGTATAACCCGACGTGGAAGTTACGTAAGAGTGAAGATATGTTAGAGGTTGATGAGAACGGAACAGGTATAAATCAGCATAAAGTGGCACAGTACCTAAGAGACCACCCACTAACCCCTGCACTGCTTAGACTTGGTAGTGTAGAAAGAAAAGCTAAGGCAACCGATAACAGCCCAACTAGCAAGATTGACACTGATAACTACCTAGTAATAAGTATAGGCGGTAATGAGAATGACACAGCAGAAGGACACAAACCTAGCGACAATGACCTAAGAGACTGTTCCCCACTGATTGAATATGTAGGTAATAAGTCAGGTGGTGTATTTAGCCCCCCAGACAGTGAAACGACCAATTACCTAGTATTTAGTGGTAGCTTGTTAATGCAGCCTATCTTATATGAAAGTGGTATAGGTAGGGCTAGTAGGGTATCTAGTTATGACCAAATCCTAAAACATGGGGCTAGGAAGACACAGGGAAAAGAGTACACCGCTATAGTCCCATTCTATGACCCACCTAAAAGAGATAATGTATTTGACCTTCGTAGATTAGACAGTAACCTAGTACGTTCGGACGGCAACTCGGAAGGACGATATTATACTAGAAAACATTATAGCGCAAGACTTAATACTGACAAGCCTACATATAATAGTGGTGGTAGTTATTTTCAACCAAGGACTAAGGATAAGGCAGCACAGGGATTAAAGTTTGAGTATAGTAGTGTAGGTGATAGTACAGATAAATTCAGTAAGCTACCTATCCTAGAATGTGAACTTAAGATAGGTAATAAGTATTGTGTTGAAACGGTCTTAGATGTGTACGGTGATAGTAAGTTTGAATGGTTAACACTTGAAGAGATTAAAGCTAGACCAGACCTAACCTATAAGGACGTTGACGGCACTACTAAATATAAAACCACAATGTCACTCGGAATCAACCCGAAATTAGGAGACTTTATCGTAGGACAGGAACACAGTCTACAAAATACTATCGACTATACTATGAACTTAGACGGCAAGGAGGGAACAGCAATACCAATTAAACAAAGTGACAGGCTAAGCGGTAAAGTTAGTTTTAAGATACTTGCACCTATTCAGTTAGTTTGGGATAATATTGTAAGAAGACACCCTAGTTTCTGGAGGAGTACTAAGTGGACAAGTAATAGTAGGTATATCTTAGCACACACTGAGAATATCATTATTAAAAACTTTGCTTGTAATATTGTGAGTGATAATGGTAAACTTGAAACCTTTGAGGATAATGACCTAATCTACTCAAGTGCAGCACAGACTAAGTATATAAATAAGCATGATGGGACAGAGTTTAAGTTTATCACCCAGCTTAGCAGTAGTGAGAGTGTGGAAAAGGGTATTAAGAATGAAGTCTACCTAAACAGTGTCTTTAATACATCTACAAGTCTACCAGTGAGAACCATATATAATAAGGTGCTTGATGAGACAGGTAAGGCAGAAGAACATTACGTTAGTCAGTATTATAATTTCATGTCAAGGCCTAGACTTAAGGTAGAGGTAACAATGAACGACACAGGGATAGATTTTACAAATACCTATCAATCTAAGACCCTAGGTAAGAAGTTCCTAGTACAGTCAGTTAGTAGGGACATAAGAAATAAAACAGCGAGGATAACATTATTAGAGATATGATAGATGTAGTAAGTTATGCAAAGAAAAAGGAAAGTGCAGGCAGTGGTGGCAGTGGTGTAGGTGGTGGACTAGGTGGCAGTCAGAATAGTACCTTAGAGCCTCACTTACTTTGGGGACAGGTATATGACGGAAGACACGACATAAGCGGAGACCTAGTAGGAGTTGGTAATATCGAAAGTGACGGTAGTATTAGTGCAAAGTCTATTAATACGCAAGCTGGTAAGATAGATAGTGTGACAGGACAGGAGCTAAGATATACCACAATCATAGGAGGAAGTGTAAACGCAACAGATTCTACCATAACTAACCTAACTACTACCTCACATACTAGCCAATCACTAACCACCACTAACCTAAACAGTGATACAGGAACTATAACCGACCTATCCACTCAAACACACAATACCCAACAGTTGACAGCTAAGGGGGTATATACAGAGAGGTTAACAGGCAAGGATTTAGTAGTAGATAATCTGACAGTCAACAAAGCAGCACATTTTTTCAGCCTCAGTATAGATGAAGTTAGGTCAGTAGGTGGGCAACTAATATTAACCCCTGCTAGTGCTAAACTTGATAAGGTAGAAGTACAGGGTAATGGTAATTTTAAGTGTAGCTGGAAAAATAGCGATGGGAACAAGAAGGTAGTAAATCAGTTCCTAGCAAATGACTTAGTAGTATGTCAGACCTTTAACTTAGAAACGGGTAGTACTTATTATTGGAGGAAATGTAATGAGGCAGGTACGGATGGGGACTATAACTACATAATCCTAAGCAATACCGATAAGGACAGTAAAAGTAATAGTAACCCTTCTGTTGGTGATGAGATTGTACAACTTGGAAACCTAACAGACACCTCTAGGCAATCTGCAATTATAATAAGTGCTTATAATTCAACCTACTTAGACCCTACTATTAAAGCCCCTAGTATTGTACAGTATAGTGGAATATCTAGCTATCAACTTGAACCCTACAGACAGAACGTACTAAGTAAGAGTGGTAATAAGTTCCAAGGTGAGTTTAAGGTTGAGACAGGTAAAACACTAGAACAATACATAGCTGAGAGAATTAAACTAACCGCCAGTGGAACGCCTTATATCGGATCTCTACCCTCGCCACCGGAATCCCCTGGGCACGGCCGCGAATC